TTAAGATCCTGAGCAAGCTCAGTTGAATATTTAGCCTTAAGTGCACGAGACTTAGCTTCAACAGAAGTTTTCTCGATACCGAAAGTCATTTCATTCCAAGCAGCACCACCAGTAATGAATCCACCCAGTGCCTCAGCATCAGCTGTAACATGTGGACCAGAATGAGTAGTATCAGGCTTAACACCTGGAGCAAACTGCTCTGTACCAGAAGCATTATTATAGTAGCTCTTCATGTAGAAGATCAGACCAGTAGGACCAGTCATTGGCTGAACACCAACAGTGTCATAAGCCAACATCTGAGGTACAGAACGACGTACCATAGAAATTAGAACTGGATCCCAATTCTGCATTCCACCTGCAACTACTGCATCCTCTTCAAGTGAAGTCTGCTGATTTTCCAACAGACGAGTTGTGATGTCACGACGAGTAACATCGTTAATAGCTGGTAGATCAGCGTGTTCCAATACAGGATTCCACTTTTCCTTCAGCGTTTCTCCATTTTCAGATAAAAACATTATAGTTCTCCTTATTTTTCAGTCATTTTTGCGATTGCGTTGATGTATGAATTCATAGAGTCGGAAACATCAGGAGAAACGCTAGCTTCAACCGGAGCCTCGGAATTTTCATCCTCTACATCAGTTTTGAAATAATTTTCTTTAAGAATATTCAGCTTAGATTTATAATCTTCATTAGTCTCATAATCGAGATCCTCTGCAAGAGTTACCATCTTAGCTTTCTCAGTCTCTGTAAGTTCTTCACAAACTTTATCAAATACTGCCTTCTTATTAGCTTCGTGAAGTTCTGCCTTCATAGTGATTTTGCGATTAAGCTCTTCATCTAAGTTAGACTCTAGTTCTTCAATTTTAGCGGCTTGTTCAGCAACAAGATCGCGTTTCTCATCAGGAACTTCAACATAAGCATCTTCGAAAAGACCACGAAGACCTTCAATAAAGCCCTCAGTAATCTCAGTACGAATACCATGTTCAACCTCTAACTTATTCTCTTCCATCCACTCTTCAGCAATGTAGTCAAGATAACTATTCAGGTTAGAAACAATACCATCAAGACCATCGCGTACAGATTCTTCAATCTTGCTTTCCATAGATTCTTCAATCTTTTCAGCATGAGTACGAATAGTAGACTTAACAGCAGATTCGTAAATTACACCGGCTTTTTCCTTGAACTCATCAGAGAACTCAGAATTACCGAACATTTCGTTCATATCAGAAGCAATATCAAGAGTATCAAAAGAAAGTTCTACTTCCTCATTCTTCTTCTTAGACTTAGATTCATCTGCTTCTTCATCTTCGTCATCTTCATCTTCGTCATCTTCATCTTCGTCTTCATTCTTCTTAGATTTAGTCTTAGACTCTTCTACTTCATCCTCGTCCTCGTCCTCATCACCGTCTTCTTCATCTTCTTTAACCTTAGCTTTTTTAGCCTTAGCTTCTTCAAGATCTTTAGCAATAATCTCAGCCTTACCAGCCATGATTTGCTCTTCAGCTTCATCAAGAGTCAGAGAAATCTCTTCATCTTCTGATACATAAGTACCTTCCTTGAGCTCAAGGATAGTACCGTCTTCCATTTTGATTTTCATAGGGTTATCTCCTTAATTAATTAAATCTTAATTCTTTATATATTTATACAAATATAAATTATAACTTGTTTATAAAGGTATCAAAGATCTCTAATTTAGTATCTTCAGACAGCTTTTGCTGGCGAACTACTTTATTAATGAAATCTTGATGTTCCTTTAGCCGTGCCTCACAGTCACATTCATGAATAGAGCCATCAACTCCACATGCCCATTGCTTTCCTTCCATAATACCTTGAACATAAGCATCAGGTGCAGATGGGTCAGACACAATATCTACTGTAAGTAAACGATAATCCTTTTGGACTTCGTTAACGCCATTTCTCTTTTTAAGAGAACCAACACCACGAGAACTAACTCCGATGTTGACACCACCATCTAACAAACCTTTAACAATATTACCCATTGGAGTATCTAAAATTTTAGCCTTTCCAACAAAATTAGAACCATCTTTCTTCATCTCAGTAATAAGATGTGAAGCACGTTCTGGATTAACATTAGGATGTTGTGGGTGATTTAGCTCACCAATCGCACGGCTAGTTTGAATAAATTCATTGTCATATCGTTTCACTTCGCGTTCAAGGATACGAGACGGATAGATTCGCCCATTGCGGTTTTGCTTCTCGGCTTGCATAAAAATACCATTGATGAACCAGTCCTTTTTACCAGTTGCTTCATCAATAATTGATTCTGTTAGGAGTTTATCAACTTGTTCTGTAATTAATAACATTAGATTTTCACCCCTTTCTTTTTAAGTATGTTTATAAGTACATTATCTGGTTTGGTATATTTACTACCATTCTTGATAAAATCTAAGATAGGGGGAAGAACGTTAGTTTTATCATAATTACCATCAAGGGGAACATCACGTTGTTTAACAACGTAATCCCAAACTTCATCCCATAGATCATCATCACCTAAAATACCAAATAATGATTTTTGAGCATCTTTATAAGATAATTTCTTAGTCTTCAAAACCTTAACTATCTTATTAATATCTTTATCTGATTCTGGCCATGCCCAACGACCTTCATCCAAAGTAACAGATTCTGTTAATGATTTTTGAATCCATTTCTTTGCTTCTTTTATAGATGCAAACTTCTGTCCATCAAACTTATTATACTTCTTACTCTTAGAAATAAAGACATATTCATCAGAAGTATTTGAAGGATGGCCAATAATACCAATAGTTTCTGTTATGATGTGGTTATCATAAATCTTATCTTTCTTATCTTTTTCAATAGTGATAGATTCTTCAATAGACTCTTCATCTTCTTCATCATCACAATCTGCTTTCTCAAGTTTAGCTTTTCTCTTTAACGATGCTTGAACTCCACGCTTAACAGCCGCCTTAAATCCTTTTGTACGAGCATCTACACTCACACCTTCATTAGCCGCTTTAAGTGCCGCAGCTACTTCAGGATCATTAGCTAATCCTTTTTTTAATTTTTCAATTGCATCATAGGCGTGATCATAATCTCCACCTTTATATTTTGGGTCGTTCACAATCTTAATAGCTTTCTTAATAAGGGATTTACTAAATTTACCCTCACTCAAGATTGTAATTGCTAATTCTTGTAAATTCATTTTAACTCCTCAAATCCATATAAATCGACCATATACATTTTCCCTTTAAGAATAACAATATCTCCAACACTCATAGAAGTGTGAGAAATACCAGATTTTTTGATTAGATCGTTTGCTTCACCCTGAGGTGACCAATTCTCTCCTTGCATTAACATAAAAATAGGTTCAAGATTAGTTGCTTTAATTTTACCAATAAGAGTATGAGTCTTTTTAAGAGTTTTCTTAGTAGGAAGAAGGTCTTTCTCTTTTAACCAATCAACTCCCATTCCAACATCTCTACCAAATTCTCTTTTATAATACCAAATCTCGGTCTTACCTTTTTGGAATGCTTTATTAATTTTTTCAGCGTCATTAAGAGTCTTATATTGTTCAGCTCTTTCGTTTAAAATTTCTAATACTTTTTCTTGAATATTCATTTGCTTAACCTATTTGCTTTTTTCATTGACTTAGCACGTTTTTTATTTGCTAGATTCAAAGACTTACCCTTTTTACTACGAACCATTTTTCTTGAACCTTTTTTCTTATTGATTCGTTCAGCTGCTTTAATTTTAACGCATTTTTTACCTTTTGCTTTAAAACCATCTTTACAAACAACTTTCTTGACTATTTTATTTCCACGAACGACCTTTTTAATTTTCTTTTCATCAAGATCATCGTCATCACAATCAATGCCATGAGGACATTTTTTATTACATTCCTCTTCTAATACTTTAATTGCAATTTCTAAAATATTCATTAGTCTTCTTCATTTTTTTCTACTAATTCTTTATGTGTAATTCATGAAGCGTCTTTTTTTCATTTCCTTTTTACAAGCAGCAAGTGCTTTTTTCCTTTGATCTTCATTATCTGGATTTGGATCTTTCATATTTTCTAACCAATCGTAAAAATCCATTAAATCATCATCTGATAATTTTTTTGGGTTTGTTGTTGTAGTATATTTTGATTTTTCAATTATTGATTCGTTATCGGCTTCCCAACCAGCATCAATAGCATCATAGAACTCTTTCTTTTTCTTATCATCAAGTTCAGAAGCAGATTTGACTCCAAACTTTTTTAACATAGAATTAAAAAATTTCTGATATGCTGCCTTATCCCCGGAAGCTTCTGTTATAAATTCGTTAAATGTTTTCATGTTAATCCTTCATTGGTAATTAGATCAAGATCGTAGAGGCAGGTCAGCATCATCAATTGCATCTTCAATTGATTGTAATGCTTTCTTGTAATTTCCTAAAGCATTTTTATTAGTAGATGCTTTGGAAAAGGCTTTAGTTAAATTAACTGAGGCCGTGTGCCATACATCATATGCTTTATCGAAGTCATCTAATTTGCCTTCTAATACTACGTTACTTGCTTCTTCTAAGTTCATATATAATCCTTTAATCTATTGGATGGTCCATTAATGAACCATCAATGTCTTTAATATTAAGTCTGCGTCTATCTTTCATTGAGAACCAATTAACCATTAGTTTATGATACACTTCTTTTAATTTCTTAGCTTCACTTTGCTCAATCTTGGAAACTTTATTAATACCTTGCCATACTTTCTGAAAATCTTTAAGAACCTTCTCTGCAGTTTTTGGATTAAATCCTTCATCTATATCGAATTTAGATTCTAAAATCTCAAGTATAATTTCTTCGAATTCGTTCATGCTACATCCTTTGCGAACATTTTTTTACCAACATCAGCTTTTATATCTGAAATCTTATCAAGAATTCTTGATTGCATTAATTTACCAAAGATCTCTTTAAAATCTCCAGCCTTCTTTGTAATACTTACTTTTACTAAATCTTTAATATCCATCTTCTTCTCCTGCATATCTATCATCTTTTTTCTCATCATCCATTTGTTTATTCAAATCTTTAATATCTTCTTCTGATTGTTGAAGAATATTAGATCGAATATATTCATGTGAAAAATATTTACCTACATAATCAACCATTGAATCCATGATTTCAAGTCTCTCTTTAAGAATCTCAGTTTCCTTTAACTCTGAAAAGAAAGAATCATCTTTAAAATCGAAATCAATTGATTCTCTAAATGTTCTCCATTCGTTCTTCTTAATTACACCTTTCAGAATTAACTGAGTACGTAATGACTGATAGAACACATTTGAGAATTTCTTACGAAGTTTCTCAACGAATTTTGCAAACTTAACCTCATCACGAGTAATTTCAGATTGTCTACCAAAACTATAAGTAGCATCTTCTTCTAATCGTGAAGCTGGAACATGTAATGATTTATATACCTTTTTACGGAAATATAAAATATCATCTAACTGATCAAATGCACCACCGGCAGGTAATGTTTCAATCTCTGTTCCCTTTCCGCCTTCCCTACGAGGAAGCCAAAAATCTTCCAACATAGACATTGTATTATGTTGGTCTTTAATTGTGCCAGAACCAGAATCATACACCATCTTATTTTTATATTTATTCATGATGTTCTTAAGATACTGTTCAGCCCTGGTCTTAGGTAAGTTACCAACATCAACATAGAATACTCTACGTTCAGGTGATCTAGTAACTCTATAAACAGTGGCCGCATCTTCCAACATATTTAATTGGTTGATCGGCTTAATGGCCTTGTGAAGATATGAAACAGCTGTACCATCCTCTTCAAATAATCCAGAATCTGCATATACAATAGCTTCTGGAGCAATTTTTAAAGTACGTGTTACACCATCAATATCTTCTGAATATAGATAATATTCATCTACATTCTTAATAACTTCATGGCCTTTTGAAGTTACATCTTTTTCAACTTCTTTGATGAATTGAATTAGTCGAGAATCAATCAAACGAAGGTCTTTAATTCCCTTCTTTAGATTTCCTTCATCAACTACTACATGAAAGAATATGCGACCATCCACATACCACTTTCTAAAATGTTCATCACCAGAATAATTAAAATCAAATCGTTTAAGAATATTCTCAAACTCTTCAACAATCATATCTTTAACATTGTCTGGTTGATCTAAACGATCAAGGACAATATTTACTGCATCTTGATTTACATCAAATACAATAGCTTCATTAACAATATCATCAATTGCAGCCTCAGCCTCTGGAGTTCTTGATATTTTTCTGTATTGGCTAATTAGATCAGCAGTGCTTTTCCATTTAGCGTCAAGATCAAATATCGTTTGTCCAAACGATGAAGCATCAACAGATATTGCCCCCTCCATATCAGGGGCAACAAATGTTTGATTTTTCTTATCAAAATCAGGAGCAGCTGCCCTTTTGGACAGCTTACTCCCGAACATTCTTTCAAATTGTTCAAATAGATTCATAAATTATATAATATTAGCCAGTAACAGCATTAGTCCAATAATCATAAGCAAATGTAACACCATATTCAGCGGGTGCTGCACCTGATTCCCAAGCAACATCTATTGCATCAACAGTAGTTGGGAATGCACCAGTGAATTCATAAGAATCCGTGGCTTCAGATCCATCACGACTATAAGGAGTTACAGTTAAAGTACCCTTATACTCAATTGGAGCTTCAGAAACATTATCAATGTGGTTGTTAATATCACCTAACCATGACTCAAAAGATTCGCGATAATTGAAATCCTGATCATTAAGAATTGTGATAGTCCAATCTTCGAAAGTACGATCACCAGCAATTTTAATTACACGATTCAAAAATGGTACTTCCAATGCTTCAACTGTTGAAGATGGAAGAGTTGCTGCTTTAACAAGAAACTTGAAGTCTCCATCAAAGTAACTACCATGATTAATCTCTACAAAGAAAAGATTAGGACGGTAAAGATCACGACTAAAATGTTGAGCCGTAAAATCATCAATTGAAAAACTCATATCTTAACCCTCCTTTATACTGAAGTACCAAACAGTTCGCTGAATTCAACGCCTGTCTTAGTAGCAACAAAGTTTAGTGTAATGAAGTTAATAGAACGAGCTGGTTTGATGTAGATATCTGCAACAAACTCATTACGATCAATAACTTCCCCTGTGTTATTAGTCTCATCACATACAACCATAAAGTCATACATACCGCGACGGCCTTTAACATCTTTCATAAATGGTGTAACCATACCTCTGAATTGAGAACGCGTAAACGCATCATTGAATTCAAAGAGCATGTACTTAGAAGCAGTGGCAATAGCCTTTTCTAATACAATGAATAAACGTCTTACATTAATTCTATCAAATGCAGATGGCTTAGTTAACATTGTTTTATCACCCCAAAGTACTGTACCTTGACC